CAGACAAGGTTAGTCCTGCAAGTGTAGGATTACTTGTTCCGGCTTTTGCATTTAACTGCGTCTGTATATTAGAAGTAACTCCATCAGAATAATTAAGCTCTGCTGTAGTACTAGTAACGCCATCAAGGATATTAAGTTCTGCTGCAGTACTTGTAACACCATCAAGGATGTTTAGTTCAGCAGCCGTTGAGGTTACAGAAGTTCCTGCAATCTGTAGCGTTGTTGCATTAACTTCGCCAGATGATCCATATACAACAGCTTTACTATTAACAATAGTTCCTGCGCTAGAACCGTCTACTAGATTCAACTCTGCAGCTGTACTAGTAACACCATCAAGGATATTGAGTTCTGCTGTAGTACTAGTTACACCATCAAGAATGTTTAACTCTGTTGCGGTACTCGTAACCCCATCAAGGATATTAAGTTCGGCTGTAGTAGCTGTTACACCGTCAAGAAGATTAAGCTCCGTAGCTGTTGCAGAAACTACTACATCTTCATTAATTTTAGGAGAAGTTAAAGTCTTGTTAGTAAGAGTGTCTGTGGTTGCTCTGCCAACTAGCGTATCTGTAGCAGCAGGTAATGTAAGAGTTACGTTACCGCTGTAGGCACTATGTGCTGCTGATTGTAGTTGAGTATAGTGGGCATTAGAAGCTTCGCAATAGAACTTGACATTAGAAACAGACCCACCATTTTTTAAAACAATTTCGCCTGTCTGTATATCTACATTACCGTCTAATCTAACTACCCCAGTTCCATTAGGAGTTAAAGCAATATTACCGTTAGATGTAGAGACTAGCCCATTACCATTAACATCTAAGTCTCCACCAAGCTGTGGCGTAGTATCTTCTACTACATTAGATAAGTCTCCACTTGAGCCAGTACCTGCAATAATAGTTGACCTAGCAATTTTTTTAAGGCCACCACCAGAAGTATCAACTGCTAGTAAAACATCATCATCAGCAGCAGTGCTAATTTCTGATAGATCTGTTACAGCTACAGGATTAAAATTAGTGCCGTCAGCAACTAAAATATGACCTGCAGTGTTTGTACCCATTATAAGATCATCACCACTTATAGTGAGATCACCGGCTAGAGTAAGATTTCTTATTCCAGTGTAATCTTTGTTTGAATCTAAAATAACAGCTTTAGAGGCAATGGCTGTACCTACTGCAGTACTTCCTAAATCTAAAGCATTTAGTTCTCCTACAACTGCTGTAATACCATCTAAAACATTTAACTCTGCGGCAGTGCTTGTAACACCATCAAGTATATTTAGCTCTGCTGCAGTGCTAGTTACACCATCTAAAATATTTAGTTCTGCAGCTGTAGAAGTTATTGCAGTACCATTAAAGTTAATAGCATCTACATAAGCAGTACCATCAATATATAGATCTTGCCATTGCTGTGTTGCTGCTCCTAAATCATAAGTATCATCTGTGTTAGGTATAATGCTACTATTTACATCGGCACCAAAAACAACATTGTCACTGGCAGCATCACCTAGAGTTAAGGTGCCTCCATTAAATGTAGTAGTTCCTGTAACTGTAAGGTTGCCACCAACATCTACATTACCAGTTGTAGTGATAGCATCTATGTAGGCATTTGCCCAATAATTAGAGCTGTCCCCAAGATCGTGAGTACTGTCAGCACTGGGTATAATATTTGATGCCACGTCAGCGGTAAATGTGACTGTATCTGCTGCTGCGTTTCCAAGTGTGGTATTTCCTTGCACAGATAAAGTACTGCTAAGTGTAACAGCACCAGAAGCATCAAGGGTTGTAAATGCTCCGGTACTAGCAGAAGAAGCACCAACTGTAGCCCCATCAATAGTTCCACCATTTATGTCTGCCGTATCAGCAACTAAAGCATCTACCGTTGCTGTCCCATCTAAATATAAATCCTTAAACTCAAGAGAGCTTGTACCTAAATCAATGTCATTATCCGTAACAGGTACAATAGCTCCATCTTGGATTCTTACCTGCTCTACAGCAGCTCCTCCAACTTCTACATATACTCCCCAACGATTGTTTGTACTATCAACAACAATTTTATTAAAAAAATCTAAGTCACCAATAGTATGTATATTCCCGCCTTGGCCTGCACTTCCGTCATGTCTATGCCCAGTAGAGCTTGCGCTAGAAGTAGAATAACTAAAAGCGTTTAGCAACTGATCATATTCATCGTTAAACAAAGAAGCTGTTATAGTATCGCCGTCTGAAAAGGTACTTTGTCTTGTGTAATTCTGTGCCATTATTATCTCCTACCAGATGGCATGTAATCTAGGTAAAACCCATTTATAGCATAGGGCCTACTTGTATCATTAGTTCTAATTCTTAAACTTACAGTATGACCACTACCTGTTAATGTAGTTCTAACCATAGGACTTCCACTTGCTCCAAAAGTAGCAGAGCCGAATAAAACTGAATCTTGACCGAATATAGCGGGTAAAGGTACACCTGCAATTGTAATTTCTGCTGGCTGTGGTATGTCAGTACTTTTGTAATCGTATCGCACTCTTAATGAAGGAGCTACATCGCCTTCAGGAGAAATAGAAGTTTTTACATATTTTAAAGTTTTTAATGTTCCAATATCTCCGAAGTCTAAATCTGGAGTTTCATAAGTAGCTAATATGTTATTCTCAGTACCGTCTACTAAAAAAGAAAATCCTGTGTCATGATTGTAAACATAACCATCTTTATCACCATGATACAGTCGTTCTATTCCATCTTTATCAAAACCAGAATTTAAACCAAAAGCCTGTATGCCTTTTGTTTCTGACCACTCAAAACCTTGTCCTGTAAAAGTACCTATAATTCCTTTAGAAGTAGAAGGAGAAGAAGTGGCTCCTGCATAAAATAATCTATACTGAGATTTAGATCTTAATACAGTACTATCAATTTGAAAATCATTTATATTATCAGCTACAGTAGTTATAATACTTTGTATTTGTCTTGATACTGAGCTTAATTCTGTATCACCAATACGCGCTGTACCTGCAATTGTCCGAATACCATCAGGGGCTAGAAAAACTAAGTCACCACCAATTTCTTGGATACTATAGCCACTAATACAACCTACGTTTTCTGCAATAGGATCTATTCTTATATTTGCAGAATCGTTTATGTTTATAAGTTTGTGTATACTATTTCTAGCAAAAACAATAAGATCAGTTCGGAAACCTTTAATTCCTTGTATCTGATCTGATATGGTTACTGAACCTGCTCCAGTGCCAGTAAAGTTTGTAGCATCATTGTAAACACTGTAATAAACGACATTTAAATTATCTTCTACGCCTGTAGCAATTAAATGGTGATCGTGTACTGTTATATATTTAACTGCATTTGAACCGTCTACTGTTATTTCTTCAGCAAAGAATGTGCGTGTAGTAATATCACCAGTGCCTTCCATTCTAAATGAATATAGTTTATTAGCACCATCAGCAATAACAACTTGACCATAATCAAAAGTAGCACCTTCAAATACTACAAACTGACACTGTTGTTGTAATGTCCTAGTAAGAGTTGAGCGGCCTGTGAAGGTAGAATAGTTATCCCCACTATTAGCTACACTACTACGATTTATACTTATCCAACTTGTACCCGTATTACTAAAAAATATATCAGTACCAGAACAAACTATAATTCCATCAGCATAAGGAAATGTTCCTAAGATTTGATTAGAACTATTTGGCCTAGTAGCACTATCACCACCAAAAGCAGTGAAGCCGTTTACACGTTTATACCCACCATCAGGATCTACTTCAAAATTTATAAGTGAAGTAGCAAATCCCGGCTGACCTAAAAGCTCTAAAGAATTTAGATTAGTATTTAAACCGCCTCTACATGATAAACCAAATGCCAAAGACATTAGATAAATACCACTCTATCGTCTTTAAAGTAAGAAGTGCTTGGGCCTAGTAAATTTTCTCTCATGCTTCTAAGTCCTTTTTTATAATCTTCCATAGCAAACGCAGCAGACTGAGGGTTTTCTTTAAACTGGTGCATAAAGTATCTAGCTTTTGCTAGTAAGGTGGAGCTATAAACATCAGGAAATACAATTTCATCTGAATGAGCAGAAAGCTCAGTAGGTAAGTCATAAGCAAAAAACCATACTTTATATACCTTGTCGGGTATAGGGCTTAATGCAAACTTTCTACCATCTTGACTTCTTATCACTGCATTTGGTTGACCGCCTTGGGCCTGATCAGCATCATCAGCATTTTCTTTAGTACGTCTGAAATCTTTCCAAGTATCCATAGTTATATAGCTAAGATTTTTAGATACATAAGGAGCAGCTTCTCCTGAAACCCCAACTGTAGTGATATAAAAATTATCCCACTCAATGGCTCCGTAGTCTGTTGTTAAACTACTGCTTGCTTCTTTTAACTCATACCATCGTGTACCAGCCACAGTATCGACAGATACATTACCGTACATTGGATCAGTAGCTCCACTTTCTGCTGTAGCAAGAAAAGGCCACTTAGGTTCTTCTGTTACGATATCTAAGTAAGCCCGGTTGATACAGTCTTTAGCGTGAGCTTGTATTCCAATAGAAGAATTAAAGTTAGAGGAAGTTAATACTACTTCATTTAACTCTCGCAATAATTCATTTGTGAGCTGCAAAAAAGTTTTAGCCATTATTTTTTATGCACCTTTTGAATATCAAAGTTTGCAGACTTTGAAGATCCTGTATGTTTTTTGTAACCATCTTTAGGATCTTTCATTAGTTTGAAAGATTTACCATTCTTCATCCAATGATAACCTTCGGGAGCTTGAACTTTCATGTTAACAAGGCTTCGCAGTTTGCATAGAATTGGCTACAGAACCGCCTTTGCTATACTCTCCACGCGCTGCTTTATTACCATCTTTCTTAACTTTACTGCCATGACCGTATTTCATTCTACCGCCACTCATCATTTTCTTTTTATCACCATACATCATATTATTTCTCCTACTTATGATTTACAGGATTATTAGGATTCCTAAAAATTTTGTCGTAGTTAGCATCAGCCTTTTTTTTATCTTCGTTCCTATAATATTTAGAACGAATTTTTATTTTCTTATCGACATTAAATCTTAGTGGGTTTTGTTCGCTTCCAATTTGAGGCACTTATAATCTCCATAAATTAAAGGGGGCCATATTTCAGACCCCCGATAATATTAGTCGATACCGTAGAATGCGGATACCAGAGCTTCTGGACGCAGTACCTTGGCTCCATAAACATGGAGGCCACGCACGATGTCACCAAAGCTGCTTGGATCACGAATTACTTCAGTATTAACGATGGTTTGAGCAGTACATGTAGAAGACATGTGACCGGCAATACACTTACCTGCGGCATTAGTAGTCGAAGCAATGTTGTTGCTCTTGTACATATCAAATCCACGTAGCTTACCAGATGATACCAGACCGTTACGGATTGAGCCTTGACCTGCGTTAAAGTCAACGCTGATTAGCTTGGAAGAACTCTTCACTAGCTGCTCATAGAACTCTGGATTAGCAAGGAACCAACGACCTTCTTCAGGAACATTTTGCTCGTCAAGAAGACGGGCCATGTGTGAAAGAACGTCAATTGGATCATGCTCACTAGCAGCATAGCCAATATCAAGATTACCCGTACCATCAAAAGTACCTTCAGCAAGATCAGTTGCGTTGTCTGAACCTAAGATGTGGTTTGGACTAGCAGCAGAAGTTCCTGCGAACATAGCAGCAATAACGCCTTCGTCAAACGCATCGCGCAAAGAGTATGCTGCAGAAGAAGCAGCTACTTCACGGAAGTTCACGTGAGACATATTACTCTCAATATCATCTACGATGAACTTGAAAGCATTTGCTGTATCGACAACCAAGTTTACTTCTTGGTCAGTCAATTTAGTTGACGTTACATCTGCACCACGCTCATACTGATAAACAGTAATGGTTGGTTCTTTGATGATTTTTACAGAATCTCCGTAAGCAGCAATCTCTCCTGCGTAATCTGTATTAGTAATAGCTTCTGCTACAGATGACTTGCGAAAGAAATTCAGTACTGACTTGCTATAAATAGCAGGTAGAAAGTATGAATTGGTCTGACCTGATACAGAGTTTCCAAAGTTACCATTGGTGTCTGTGCTTTGTTCAAAAAATTGATCGGATTGGTTATAAGCCATTTTTAATTACCTCAATAAAAGACAAATTATTTAGTCACTCGTCCTTCACTAATTGCTTGATTAATATCTTCTTCATATTTATCATAATCAGCTACGGACATACGAGCGATTTCCCGTTCAGTCCATATTCTAGGTTGTTTAGCATCCACAGATTTCGTTTTAGTTGAAACCATATCAGCAGCACTTCCTTGAGTTATGGACTTCCTTTTGGTTGACTGAGTAGAATTAATTCCTTTTTCAAGCTTATACAAATCAATAGCTTTGACAGCTAATGAGGCATTATTAGGATTATTATAAATCCAATCTTGTATTTGATCAGGCTGCTCTTTAGCCCACTCATGAAATTGAGTATCACCACGTAAGTCTTCAAAGTCAGGATGTTTATTACGCATCTCGGCTTCGGCCTCTTTCCTAGCAATATCAGCTTCACGTTGCTTCAGTGAAACCAACTCTTGGCGTATATCTGCCAACTGCTGTTCATTCTGAAGATGTGCTACAGATTCAACTGTGTCATACAAGTCAGGATTCTTTTTCCTAAAAGTTTCTAACTCTTCGGCAGACTTTGGAGTTTGATATGGGGGAGCATTTATCTGTGCTTCAGCTACCAATTCATTCTCGCGCTGCTTAAATTCAGAAACCTTTGTATCGTAATGCTTCTTTAAATCATCATAGCGTTTCTTATAATTAACATCTTTAGCTTCTTTAGTAGGGGCTTCAGCTTCTTTGCTGGAGGTGGCCTTAGCTTTAGGTGGTTCAAAGAATAGTCCATCAGCACTTTTAGTTTGAGGAGCTTGCGCCCCTTCATGCCAATCTTTCTTTGCATTATAAGGATTTGCTTCTTCTTCAATTTTTTCTGCTACAGTCATGTTACTTCTCCAAACGGGGCTTGTTGTCTGCAAGGTAGCC